ATCGAAGACCACCAGTTGCCTTGCGACAACTTTGTCGGGCTGACCGACTTGGAAATACACGACTTCCCCAATACACCGGATTATCCGGTACTTTGGGTTTCAACTGACATTGGTAGTGACCGCGCCCCTTGGGGTGAGGTTGCTATCCTCAAAATGGGAGAATAGACATGGGTAATGTTACCAGAGACCAGCACAAGTTCCTGTCGTTTGCGGCAGATCAAATCCGCAAAGCTCAAATTGAGTGGGGTATCCCTCACTCTTTCATCAGTGCGATTGCCAAGAATGAAAAGTATCGCATGGATGATGAGGCAAATGCGTTCCAAGAAGGTTTTGAAAAAATTCACTCTGACGCAAGGCGAGCAATTGTTTCATACATTGATGAATTGACTGACGCTATGACCAAGATCAGGCGGCAACAAAGAGTGCGGGAGCATTATCACCCAGTCGCAGATCATGGCAAAAAAGGCGCATCAATTGCCAGTCGGGTTCTTGATATTGCATTCGCACGATCATCCTTTGATGTCAGCATTAGAAAAAAGCCTGAGTTTGAATTAGGCTTTGAGAATGATGGCAAAGAGTATTGGAAAAAGATATATGTAACTTTATCCTGCGCTTGGCACAAAACAGTCATGGAGCGGGGCATCCCGATCATCAAATCATCAAGCGGATTGCGGTTCGTATATTCTGCTAAGATCAAGCAGTTTGATCACATCAATGATGAGATGACCACGGTGTTCAATGTCAAAACATTTGGTGTCAAAAACAAAGAGGCATTTGAAGATGATGGCTGGCTAATGGTCTACGGTCAGGCATCCAAGGAAAAGCCTGTCTTTGATTTTGTAAGTGGAGACCCATCTCACGCAACGAACAACGTCCACGCCTTTCACCGGACGCTAGGTGACTGCAAGGCTTTGTTTGACCGCAGGGTCAAGGCTCATGTCCTTAAAGAGTTAGAGGGCATCTAATGCCTGTTCATGGTGAGGTTAGGGGTGATGGTCGCATTTTTTGGGGCTATCACCGCTTGGCTAAAAATGGTGAGGAGTGGACTACACCCTCATCATTCTGGAAGCGTAAAGGCAAATCTCGCGCCAAACAATGGATGAACCGCCGCCGAAGGATGCACTGGCTCAACCTATATAAAGAGGCTCAGGGATGTGATCATTGCGGCTATGATGAAAATGGTATTGCATTGCAGTTCCATCATCTGGGTGACAAATCAAAAAACGTATCAGATATGCGTGGTGCGACATTAAAAACTCTGATCAGTGAGATAAGAAAATGTGTCGTGATATGCGCTAATTGTCACGCGATTGAAACCACAAGACTTCAACAAGCTAGGGGTAAAAAATGAGGTTAGCATTTATTATATTGCCACTCATATCGGGTGGCAGACAAATGGTGGATATCCACCGCAACGTAGTGGAAGCCCTAACAAAACTATTTGGTGGGGCAACCATGTATGACGTTAGAGGGTTTTGGGAAGAGGATAATCAAGTTATCCCATGCGTTAAAGTAGAATGCGCTATACCTGACAACGAAACATCAAACATTGCCTTTATGCATATAGCGTATATGGCCTTGAAAAAAATGAAAGTAAAATCTGTGATGGTTCAGAAGTCTTGTGGTGAAATTGTTTTTATTGAGGGAGATACAGATGAGTAAAGTATTTGTTAGAAAACCAATCATAAACTGTATTGGTCAAACCCAAGAACAAATTGATAATGCAAATCACGTTATCACTATTGTGTGGGGAACATGTCAGGACAAAACAGAAACATATGCTTTTGATACAGAAGAAGATAAAGAAATGTTTTTGTTGGGTGTTGATGCCGCTTGTGGGTATTTAGATTATGAAATCGAAGGGGAATAAAATGACTGTAATTAATCTTAGGGTAACACCAGCCGAAATGAATGCAATTGAGGTTGGTCTAGACACAATTATCGAACAGCTTATGCATCCTTATCACAAGGACAATAGGCAAAAGCTGATCATGGCTCTTGAGGCTCAGGAAGCTGTTGAGTGCGCTTTGGAAGATAGGGAGTAAAAGTTATGGGTAACTTATTTAGATGGGCATCAGTTACAATGCTTGGATTGTTTGTGGCTCTTGCTGGTATTGGGCATGTAGAAAACCCATCCAATAATCTTTTGACTGGAGTTGTTGTGCTTTATTCTGGCATATTTATATTTATTGTTGGAGCATTGCAAATGATGAAAGGAAAGAGAGTTGATGCCGAAAACAGGTAGCCCTGAGGATCGCGGCTCTGCTGACGCTTACTACGGCAGACCGCTTGTGCCTCACTTTCACATGACCGCACCTAACGGCGCTCCAGTGCGCGTTGGCAGGTATGGAATGACTGACGATATGGTTCAAGATTATATATCCGCCTACAAAGCGGAAGAGGACAGAAAGGATTATGGTTAAATGAACATTGATCAAGCAAAGACAAGCTATGTCGATGAGTGCAACAAGGTGGGTAAACTGCCTCGTCCTGTCTCATACATGACCTTTGACAAATACAGTGAGCAGTACACCATCGGGAACAGATCGGACGGTGATATTGCAGACCTGCAACCCAATGGATTTGTAATTAGAATGCATTGGGGCGTTAGTGGGGGTTAACATAGATGAAGCACAAAAAGAAGATTATGGGTCATACCATATTCGTTCCGATAGACACTTCTCTTGAAGTTAAGGTTTCTTGTAATTTTTATACAAACAAATGTGAGTGGTGCGGATCAATGTTTCGTTCTTTTAAGGATGCGAAATACTGTTCCTCATCTCACAAGGCGTCTGCTGGGCGTAAAAGAATGGTGCAAAATTACCAAATTGAAATCGCATCATTAAGAGAGAAACTAAAACTATATGAGGCGAAACATAATAACTGAACAAGTGACAGGAAGTTGAACGGTAGCCGTGGGACTGCCGCAAGCATACAGAGCCTGTCACTTCTCCCTACTCTGTATGCATTCCACCACAAACAAAAGGGGTGGCTAAGTAGAGCCACCCCTAGTTCTTTGGAGAAAATCACAATGAAAGTGATAAATAAAAGTTACAGGTAACTTGTTAAAACGTCAACTACTATCATCTGTACCAATTGGCTTCAAGCATTCCGCTGTAGCCGCCGCATATCCTGCCTTATCAACCAGACTATCCCAATGCTCAGGCGTAGCGCAAAGCCTCGCCGTCTTAACAGCATCAAGGCACAGCCCTACTTGCATGGGCGTGACCTCTGTGTCGAGTATTACACTCCACAGTCTGGCAATCCTCGTAAAATTATCCATTGGCGTACCGTAATGATCGCCCCTAGCGTCTATCGTGGTCGCGGCCTCTTCAAGCAGTTGCTTTCCCAGTCTAATCAAAACGGTGTCTCCCCATACTTTTTCTCGTCATATTTAGGTTCCGGCATATCCCCAAACGGATCGTCCAATTCATGCGTGTATGTTGATGTAATGGGGTTGAAATATAAGCTTGCCTGACCCTGCTTGCCCACCCATGAAAAACGACACTTCCAGATGTGAACTTGACTTTCGGTTTTGTTCGGGTCTGGTCGGTGTACTGTTAGCCCTACATCGGCCTTTGCGAACCATGCGGCAGAGCCAGAAATATCGTAGCCTTTCGGCGGTGGTATCTTGCCGTTCTGGTCGCGCATCATCTTTGTCGGGTGAGCCACAAACCAGAGATGTATTCCATGCGACTGAGCAAAAACCCTCAGCTTTGTGAGCATGTCAGAAATCCAATCTGTCTCTGATATTTCACGGCTCTTGGCTATGTAGTTGTATGGGTCAATGATCGCACCCTTGATGCCGTTTCGCATCACCGCAACCTTTAGCCTTTCAATAATTCCCTCAACTGTAGCCATCGAACCATCAGCCTGATAGACAAAAGAGAAGTGAGATTGAATAAACGCTTTACCCCGTTCCAATTCAGATTTGGTCATTCGCGGTGTCATGCCATCGAAGAAAGGCTTTTCAAGATACTTACTGATCAGCTTGGCTATGTGTATTCGTGGTTCGTTCTCAAATGAACAAATACCAAACTTCCAATCTTCCCGCGAAGCAAGATTAACCATGATCTGGTCAATAAACTCAGACTTGCCCGATGAAGGATGACCTGTCACCACAGTCAGTTGCCCCTCAACGATGCTGTAAAGATCATCGACATTCGGGTAACCAGTCTTTGCCCCAGAACCCATGCCGTTGTCATAGATGTCATCAAGCTGTTTGTAAAAGTGAGCGGCATCATACAGTCCAGCAACAGGCCAAGGCTTACAGAATGCAGTGATGTCATCCAGCTTCTTCTTGCCATGCTTAACCAGAACATCATTCGCGTCCTTGCAGTCCTCTGGAAACTCAACCTTCCAGCACCTGTCCTTGCCTATGCGTCTGGCAATCTCTTCTGCCATAGCCTGACCAGCGGTGTCGCAGTCTGTAGCAATTATAATTTTCGCAGCTAGGTCTATTTTCTTTTTGGCATCCCACAAGAACTTAAATTTATTGTCTTCTTCTGGGTCAACATCTGTGTCCACCACCTTCATTACCGCGCCATTTGGAACGGAAACAACGCTTTCGTATCCAGCTTCAATGAATGAAAGCGCATCCATTTCCCCCTCACAAATAATCAGGTCATCATTTGTTGCCACGCTGTCGATATTGAAAAATGATTGTGGGCTTCCATTGCAGGAAAATCCCTTGTCAGACAAACTTCTGATCTTGGCAGCGTATTGTTGCCCTTTGTTTGTATAGGGAAATACAACGCACTCTGTCTCAGCATTGACTGCGCGTATGAAAGTTTTAGATGTTTTGAGTCTTGCCTTGTCTGCGGTTTCTTTTGAAATGCCACGATCTCGTAACCAAGCGATTGCGTTGTCCGATAGTTCTGAGTAGTCGTGCTTTACCGCAAGTTGCATTGGCTTTTTCCTTAGCTTTATTTGTTGGGTTTCAATTTGGACTTTGCCAGTCTCCTCGCAGTGGTGGCAATGATACAAAACGTGACTGTCGTCAACATTTATGGAAAGGTCTTTCATGCCCTTTTTTCTCCTGATACTGGAGCAAAATGGACACTGAACTCTGTGTTGCCCAACGCCTAACTTGTGCGCTGTGCCGATAAGGGAATTTTCGATTTTCATACGTTCCTCCAAGAACTGATACAACGATATGCCCAGAGGTAACCCATGTCAATAGCAAGATTCAAACTGAATTTTTATGGGAGTGTTATATATAATATATAATATATTATAATATATATGATTATAATATATTAGTTATATATAACTTATTCTTTTTCTAATAAATGTTTTATCAGCCTACCCTTCATCTTGGCTAGTGCTGGTTTCATTGACAGGATTTCCTCAAAATTTCTTTTCATTTGCTCAAACTCGACAGAGGCAAAATCACACACTGTTACGAAGTCTTGTGTTTGAACCCATTCCGAGACAATGTTCTTTTGTTTCATATCTTCAAGATAGGCATCTGAGATAGCTTGGGATATCACCTGTCTCCAAAGGCGACACTCTGATGACTGTTCGGGGGCAGTCTCTGTCAAGCGCCCAATAAATGTTTTTCTGTTTGACCTGTCTATCATTTTCGTAAATGTATCCCTGCATACAATCTAAAATTAAACTTTCATCTAGGTCTGGCCTTCTTGACGCATAATAAATTAACATCTCAACACATACATCGGATTTGAATAATTCGTCAAGTTTTCCACATTGTTCACAAAAAGTCTTCACATAATTTCTTGCCTTGTCTGACTTTATAGACACTGGCTTTCCGCGCATCGTGACAATCTTTCTGCTGTTGGCTTTACTGGCTGGCTCTCCAAGTATTTGAAATGTATGAACTTTCCTAGGCATAAAATAAATCCAATCAATTGTTGACACATCTGTTTGTATATGGCATATAGGAACAGATAGTTGGGAGGCTTCATATGAATATTACAAACAATCACAATTTACCGCAATCATTTGTTAACTTTGCTCGTAATGATAAATACAGCAAGGGTCTATCTGATATTTCGGTAACCACCCTTATAGACAGCCCTCGCGTCAGACTTCTCAGAGATGCAAAATCTTCTGAGATGACATCAGATGCGGCAGATATGATCTGGCCTCTATTCGGCACTGCTGTTCACCACATTCTTGAAAGCGCATCAGAGGATGAGGGGGTAACCCTTGAGGAACGCCTCTACGCTACAGTCAATGACTGGATATTGTCAGGTGCTGTTGATCACCAAAAGGT